GTTTGAATTGTTGTTTAAAGTTAAATTACCCGAAATATTCTCAGTCAGTTTAAATATTTGCACAGGTAAATTTATTTTAGCTCCAGCTTTATCATTTAAAGTTCCCGATGAGCTAACTTCTGTAAAGCCAGTGTTTCCAATCATAGGAATTGTCATAAGTCTTTATCCCTTTATAGACTCAATAAATGAAAAAGCAGTTCCGTTATATATAGCAAAAGCAAAATCGCAAGCAGTGCTTAAACTTATGCCTTGTGAATTACTAGCATAAGCCATTGTTAATGTATTACTTGTGGAGGTTTTATCTACAATTATATACTGACCTACTGCTAAACTACCCACCGCCAAAGTTAAAGTCACATTCCCACCCGAAGTGTCAACTCTTTGATATATTGATTGTGCGGCACTTGGAGTTAGCGTTGATGTTGATGTAATTGCACTTGGAGCAGAATAAAGATTAGCATTAAAATAGGTAGAAAAAGTTGCCGCTGTGGTGTGTCTCATTGTACCACCATCATTTGTAACTATACCATCACCTGCGGCTACGGCAGTAGTCCCTACACTTGTATCACCGTCAACAATGTTTAATTCTGTTGCGGTAGACGTAACACCATCCAATATATTTAGCTCTGCTGCTGTAGATGTAATAGCAGTGCCACCTAATCTCAACGTAGCTATGTCCAAAGCGTCCGTTATATCAACTACGGCTGCACCAGATCCCGCACCATCGGCATAAATAATTTTCTTTGAACCAGCAACTACTGAAATATTAGCACCAGATCCTTGTGTAAATGTAGCTGTTTGATTTGTTCCATTTTGAACTATGTAAACCTTGTCTTGATCATTAGGAGCTATGGTAATTGTATTTGTACCAGAAGGCGAACCTCCTAACACTAAAACTTTAAAACCACCATCTGATAATGTGCCATCGGTTGTTGTAAGTGTGTGAGTTGTACCAGACAAACTAATAGCACCGACACCATTTATAGCTCTATCTAATATATCTAAATTATTATTTGTGGTAGTTCCCCAGGTTCCAGCTTGTTCACCTGCACCTATTTTTTCTACACCACTATTAACTGTATATGTACTTGCCATGTTTACATCCTGTATATGTACTTGCCATGTTTACATCCTATATTATTCTAGTGCTTATATCAACCCAGCCTTCATTCTCGGGTGAAGATATAGTTGTCCATGTTTCGTCTCCAGAAGGTGAAACGGTTGCCCATGTTTGAGTGTTAACGGTTGCTGGTCCATATACAGGATTAGCAATATCAGACCAAGACTCCCTTAACGATAGAAATCCTAAATCAGATAACCCTACTTGAGAAAAAGAAACTTCTGAAAAAGAGGCTGCAGGAGTAGATGCGGATAAAGTAACCTCATTGTTTGGTGCTGTAAAAGCACTCCAAGTTTCAACACCACTTGGTAATACTTCAAAATAGAATTCTCTAGAAGTAATATTAATATCATTAAACGGATTTGTTGAAAATGGTGCATTACAAAAGAGCATAACTCTATCTTTCTTTTAACTTAATATCATTATTATAATGATAAAAATATCTGTGACAATATCTGTTACCAACTATAGACAAACTTTACATACTTACATTTATTTCAAAGTTACCTGAACAACAAATACTATTACTACTTTCTGCCCTGTGGGATAACCAACCGGGAAACATTAATATATCCCCTTCTGAAACTATTACTTCATATTCTTTATTCTCTGATATAAATATTACTTTTCTATTAGTGTCACATTTTAAATACCAACTAAAACTATAATGACTAGGTAAAGAGACATGAGTATGTGATTTAAAATACGATTCATTATCATATTCAACCAACCATAACTCTCTAATATTTATATGTTTGTGATAGTTTTGAATTACATCTCTTTTTAAAGGAGAATAATGTGTACTATCTATAAATAATGACATTAATATATCAAATAGATAAGGTCTTATATACTTATCTTGAATACTTTTTATCAAGTGCAAATCCATTTTAGACATAAATTTAGGATTTATTAAACCTGATTGAGCCATTCCTTTAAGGTCTTCATTAGGGTACTCCTTACAATCTTTAATAAATTGTTTATTTATACTTTTATCTACCTTGCCTACAGGAATTTTAGTTGGTGTCATTATAGTGTAAACAGGATTCATAAAGGATTACCCATGTTATCTCTTAAATTATATTCTTTTGCTGTCCAACATTTAGGACAGTTACCACAGAACCACTTATCAGAAACACAACTTCGCACCATTTTCTTTAAATCCATTTCTAGTGAATCCCATGCTTCTTTTTTTGTTTTAAATCTATCAATACTAGTTCCGTTAAAGTTTAATTTAGGTGTACAATATTTAGGTGGGTCATTTAAAAACTTTGTAGCTGCTTTCATCCACATGTCTAAACCACCATTATATAAATAATCTTCTGATTTACCATCTCTCTTTTGAACAACTAAATCTGTATATGTATAATTACCTGCCCACATTCTTTTTATGTTATAGTTATTACAAAACGTTGACCCAAAAAAAGCACACCATTGATGGTCTGTTCCAAAATACTTATCTTCGTTTTCTTCATCTAAAGTAGTAAGTATAGATGCTTGTGAATATTTAAAGTTTCCATACTTTTCTCTTAAATAATTTAAAACATTGTTAGCCGCTACGTTTTGAAACTTTATTCTAGGTTGAGTTCTTAATGCCCAACCCATTTCGATATACAGAACTCTTACCTTTTTGTTTTCTTGTAAAAGATGTTTAAGTAGTATTGTACTATCTGGTCCTCCAGAAAATAAAACTAATTCCGTTTCACTCATTTAAAAGGATAATTTTCAGATTGTAGTGTTGGTATACTATTTGAATGGTTTCTTATGTAGTCTTGATTAACCCCTGCCCCAAAATAATTAATATTTATTGTCATTCTATATAGTGTATCTGTCGGTGCTGAACTTGAATGTGGTGTTGCAGCATTAAATACTATAAGTCGATTCCTTTTTGATTCTATTTCAGTACCATCTGCCATGTAAGTCGGAGCATCACAATCAAAGACAAAAAATAAAGCACCTATATGAAAAAAGTTATAGTCTATATGGGGTGCATGTATACTGTTTATATTAGACCCCATATATAAATTAGCTTTAATTCTCATCAATGCATCTATATGAATTTTATTAGTGATACTTAAAAAGGGGTCTATATTTACATTAGGAGACCATTGTTCTCTAGCATATCTTTCATTGTTATATATGGACTTAACTAAATAGAAATCTTTGTTTGATGTATCATTCTGATTAATTTTACCACTAATAGTCCACCCTAAAGTTAGCATAGTGTCTTGCAATAATCCAAACTCTTGGTATGGTAAAAACTCATCATAAACTGAATAAAAACAATCACCATAACTATTTTCATTTTTACAAGCTTCAAGAAATTGTTCTTTATTCATATCAACTCTACCTAAATGATGGACCTTTAAACCAACTAACTAAACTGTACCTAATACCTTTTGTAACGGGCTGTACTCCATGCGTTAAATAAGACGGAAAAAATATAGCAGTTCCTTGTTCTCTTGCATCTTCCTCAATAAATTTTTCATTATCATTAGGAAACTCTAACTGACCACCTTCATAATATTCAGGGGGTGTTAATTGTATAGACATTGAAAGTTTTCTTACAGATATATCTTCAATATTATCATAAACACCATCTTCATGTGGTTTATAAAAACCTTTGTTTGCTTCGTCATATTTAGTTAATTGAAATGTCTCAGGTTCTCTAATATCAAATTTATAAAAAGTATTATTAACGTGTGTAACTAATTCTAGTATAGGTTTATACAAATTAAAATAAGGTATACTACCATCAAAAAAACATACCTCACTATTTCTAACTTTTTTATTTATTCCTGCGTGTTCTCCAGCAGAACCTATACAACCTTTTTGGAATTGATTTTTTCCTAGCTCTATAATTTCTTCACATAGTTGAGGAGCTAAAGCTTTTTTTGCTATTATTATATTTCTTTTCATTCCCCTACTACCATATTTTCATATATATTTATTCTTTTGTCATATTTAAACTCAGGATAGAACTGCCCATCTTTTTCTATATAATGAAGAAACACTTGTCTGTGCCAATCATATGTAAGTTCATGTCTCCAATGTTCTTGTTCACAACCTTTATATATAACACCTTCACCTACATTTAATTTAAATGTTTTATCTTCTACATTTATTGCCCACATGTCATCTTTATAAGATGCATCAATACAGAGTGTTACACTTACTTCACAGGATGGTCTGTCTTTATGTGGTGGACAATCTTGATTTTTATAATATGTTCTCCAAAATGAATAAGTAGGAACTAGTGATTTACCATAATTTTCTTCTATTTTAGGTTTTAGATAATTTAATAAACTTTCAAATACAGGGTCTGCATATATGCTTTTACTACCTGCAAAAGGACTATCTGTAACTTTAGGTATACTAGGTTCTAGATATTCCATGTGTGTTGATAAACATTTTGCATGTTCATTATTTAAAAGTTTTAATATTTTATTCATTTATATAATTAAATCATATATACAGTAATTTAGCAACTTAATTTTAATCCCAAGGGAACGCAGATGTAAAATTATTGTCTGAATCAGTGCTACCTTTTGCTACACTACCATTAACCTTTTCTAAAAAATCTATTTCTGCTTCTATACCCTTTTTAATTTCAGTTATAGTAGCTAAACCTACTTTATTTTCTACCCAAGTTTTTACATTAGCTTCTGTTACAGATGCATATGCTGTAAAACTACTATCTATATTGTCTACATTCATGTCTAAATCAAATGTGCTTACAGAACTGATACTTCCTACAGTTTCACTTGTTGCAGTTAAAGTTGCTTCTACTCTGAGTATACTATCTGAATAGGTAGTTCCATTTTTTGTGATATCTTTTGTATATAACTTATCTATTGTCCAAGCATATGTTGCCATTACTCTGTACCTCCTGTGGCTGTTCCGTTATTAGTAAACGTAACATTACTTATTCCTTCTATATAATTACCTGCTGCTCCAACCGAACCTGCTGCACCTCCTGCTGAACCACTAGCCGAAGATGCTGTTCCTGCTTGACCTGCTTGACCTGCTGTTCCTGCTTGACCATAACCACCTCCAGCTGCTCCGTCTCCACCATCTCCACCATTTCCAGCTTGACCAGTAGTACCAGAAGAACCACTTGCTCCAGCATCACCTCCGGGAAGATTGTTGTGTCCTCTACCTAATCCACCTGCACCACCTGCACCACCTGCGTGTCCTGCTACTTGTGTTTGTTGTTGTTGTGGAAACGTTCTTCTTATTTCATAATTTTTATAACTTCCCTCTACTTGTTGACTTTCCATAGGATTCACTACTATGTTGCTAGACACTCTTTGTGGACCTCTATGATATGTAAATTGTCCGATTGTTTTAGAAGTTTGGGGAAATGGCATGCTACCAAAAGACGGACTAGTAACACCATATGTAGGGTATTGTGCCCTTGCTCCTTGACCAGTAGCGACAAAAGGACCTTGAATACCTATAGTATTTGCTGGTTTATTTGGACTACCAGAATATTGATAAGATGCCCATTTATCACCTGAAAAAGGAGAACCATAATTAGGACCATTTTGTGCAGTACTTTGAGATTGTTGTTGTAAAGCACCACCTGCTCCACCTCCACCACCACCAGCACCTCCACCTCCACCTGCGAGGATGCTTCCATTATTAATAAAGGTACAAGCAACCGCAGCTTTCATGGCATCACCACCTGCTCCACCATTCCCACCTGCCGCATCTGCTGAACCTGCAGCTCCACCTGCTCCACCTGCTCCTATAATGTTTCCATTATTAGTAATAGTAATAGTGCCATCACCACCTGAATCTACTTCTAAAGCATATTCTGAAGTGTTATTTGTTCCTAATGTCACATCTGATGGTATAACAATATTTTTAGGATAATCTAATTGATAGTCATTTGTACCGAATAAAGCTGAAACATTTTGGTCTGTAGCATCACTAGAGTATGTAAATGTAAATCCTTTACCAGAACCATAATAATCACTTATGGCTAAAGCACCACTTGTCGGAACATCTGCTGCATCATTTACTGCTGGATTAGATGGGTGTTTAGCAGCTATATTAGAGCCACCTCTGTATAAAGCACCAATAGGCAATGCACTACTGCCACCAACAAATTCAGTTCTTAGCGAAGAAAAAGATAAAGATTGTCCAGAACTAGGTATAGCCATTTACTTTGCTTTTAACTCCTCTATTTCATCTTTTAATTCTTTTATAGCTTCAATAAGAACAGAACATATCTTGCCATAATCTACAGATTTAGTTTGTATATCATCGTCTGCTGTAAGAACAACTTCAGGTAGTATTTGTTCCATATCTTGTGCTAAAACACCAACTTGTTCTTTGGCATTTTCTACATCATTTCTTTTGTAGTAAACACCTTGCATCTGCATAACTTTATTAAGACCATTTGTTATTGGTTTAATATCTGTTTTTAATCTTTTGTCAGAAAAAGCAGTTACATCATTATTAAAGGTTGCGGCTCCTGCGGCAGACATATCAAGTGTAAGAGCAGTTATATCAGCACCACCGTCAGTTCCCTTAAATATAATATCTGCATCATTGGCAGCATTATCAATAGTTATAGTACCACTACTTGTGGTAAGAAGAACGGCAGCGTCACCTGCTGTCAAATTATCAGCGGCTAAAGAACTAGCACCCGCAGCATCTGCAAAAGCAATATCAGTTCCATCCGATGTTAATACTTGATTAGCATTACCTGGACCTATAACAGAAGGATTGCCACTAGCATCCCCTATTATTAACTTACCTCTAGCAATACCTGCCATTTTTGCTAATGTTACTGCATTGTCTACAATAGAAGCTTCTACCACAGCATTGGCAGCCAACTCGTCTGCTCCAACTGCATCATCGGCTAACATAGAATTTTCTACTGCTTGAGCAGCAATCGTAACTGCTCCACCATTTGTCATCGTTACATCGCCTGATAATGCTGCCGCTGTAAAACCTGTTCCGTCACCTATAAGTATTTGTGTATTTGTAACTGCTTTAGCAGAAACAACACCCGAACTATTAGCATCTCTTACTAAGACTGTGTTTGCAGCTTGATTGGCTATCTTTGCTAAAGTAACATTAGCATCTACAATAGAAGCAGTGACAACTGCACTTGAAGCTAATTGGTCTGCTCCAACGGCATCATCTGCTATCTTTGCTTGAGTAACTTGTGAATCAGCTATGTGAGCAGTATCTATTGAACCATCTGTGTAGTGTTCTGAATTAATAGCATCATCAGCTATCTTAGCACCTGTGATAGCATCTGCGGCAATCATAGCTGTTTCTACAGCAGTGTTTGCTATAGTAACTGCACCTGTGTTAGCAATAGTAACATCGCCACTAACTGCAACTTCTTGATAGCTTGTTCCGTCTGCAACTAATATTTTTGTAGATGTAACATCAGGCATAATAAGTTGAGCACCTAATGTTAAGTTACCTGTAATGGTAGCAGTGGATGCCATGTCTACTGCACCATCAATGTCCACAACATCAAGATTAGTTGTACCATCAACATCAATATCACCGGATATATCTAATGAACCAAATGAACCTACACCAGTAGTTGTGATTGCTGAAGCACCATTGTTAATAGTACCAAATCCACTTGTGATTGATCCTGTGTCTAAAGCACCAGTTGTAACTATGCTTGAACTACCTGCAACAGCAGATGCACCTATATCTGATAAAACCTCACTTGCTGATCTACCTTCTATAGCTGTGCCATTTACCCTCAAAAAGTCATCATCTGCAACACCAGATGTAAACTTAGGCACGTTGTTATTTGATATACCTGTGGATAAAGTTGCTGTTGCAGTAATCGCAGTACCATTTAATGTAATAGCATCTGCCTCTAATGTACCGTCAAAGTCACCATCTACGGCATCTATATTACCTTTAAATATTGTAGCAGACACTGTACCTGTGCTTGGGTTATATGCAAAGTCACCATCAGATTCTAACCCAACATTTCCAGTAGCAGAAGTATCTTCAATAAAAGGTATTAAGTTTTCTTCATTTGTACTCTCATTATCTGCAACAGATACATGTGCTGCATTGGTCGCATTTGTTACTGTAGTGCCTGCGATTACTGTGTTAAGAGCAGATCCTCCAACTGTTATCGCATCTGCTTCCAAAGTTCCGTCAAAATCTCCATCTACTGCATCGATATTGCCTTTGAAGACTGTTGCACTAACTGTACCAGTAGAAGGGTTATAACTAAAATCTCCATCTGATTCTAAGCCTACGTTTCCTGTAGCAGATGCGTCTTCAATAAATGTTATAAGATTTTCTTCATTTGTGCTTTCATTATCAGCCACACTTACATGTGCTGAGTTTGTTGCGTTTGTTACAGTAACACCTGCGATAACAGTGTTAAGTGCTGTCCCATTAACTGTAACTGCGTCTGCTTCTAATGTGCCATCTATATCTACATCACCTGATATATCTAAAGAGCTGCCTGTTAAAACACCTGTAACACCTAATGTTCCACCAATAGTAGCATTATTAGTAATAGGCATATTACCACTAGAATCAAGAAAGACTGCTTTTTCAGCTGGTTGAGTGCAGAATATTATTCTTGTACCATCTGTCCAATTAACTGCCGCATCACTATTACTAGATTGTAATATAGTTGTTCTAGCTAAAGTTGTTCCAGATAATGTGTAAGTACCGATACCTACTTCAAAATCAACCCCATCCGTACAACAATAGTAAGTTGTATTACTGTTTCCTATAGATGAAAATGCCTCAAAACCATTTTCTGCACCCGCTAAAGTATAAGTACCCGTTCCGGTTGTAGTGGTGGTTTCTTTAACTCTATCTTTTAAAACTAATGCCATTTATTAAGTCCTCGGTCTTGAAGGTAAGCCTTTTCTATAAGCATCAAAATTTTCTCTGGCTTCTCCTAAATCTTTTAATCTTTCTAGTGATTGCATATACATATTATTATAATTTTGTATAACATCCGCCTCACCTTTCATGTAAGTATAAGCCTCAATTAGAGATCCATATAGTAAAGCAAAAGGTGCATTTGTACTAACCCAAGTTGTACCACTGTCGGCTCCTGCGGTCAAACTAGCGGGTCTGTAATAGTAATGTAACTCTAGCGTGTAATTACTATTAGGTGTTGGTGCTACCATAAAATGAGTTTCATCAAATCGTGCATAATATTTAGGTACTCCTGTTGTTGAGGAACTAGGGGTATACTCTCTTAGAAAGTTTACATCTTTTTGAAGTAAAAAATTTTCAGAACCTGATGTTGTTATCTGCAACGAGAATGATGCTAAATAGTCGGTTGGTACAGTTAAGAATTGATCAGATGAAGTAAAAGCACTTGTTACATTTTTTCTAAAATAATCAAGATCAACACTTTTAAATATTTTTTCTTCTGACGCTTTAATAAAATCTGGCAAATGAGTAACAAAGGATGTTTCACTGTTATCTGTATAATCTTGTATCGCTGTTTTTAATTGTGCTAATGTAAAACTCATTTATGTCCCCAATGTAACTGGACCAGCAGTAACTCTACCACCACCACCTTTTACTCCACTTGTTGCCGTACCACTACTAGCAGAAAAACTATATTTATTATCATCAACCTTAGTTATAGTATAACCACTTGAGCTCTCAAGCACGGCTTTTGTAAAACTATCAAAACTGGATACATTTCTAAATCTAACAGTATCACTTGTTGACCTCCCATGAGATGGTTCTAATACTGTTATCACTGCACTACTAGCCGTACTAGTAAATGGATTCAAACCAAGAAGATTCTCTACGGTCACTTCTGTCCTCGTGTCAACTCGTGGTTGATACAAGGCTGTCGGATCTGGTCCAGGATGATTAGGTTCTAGTTGTGGATGTTTAGCTTCATATTCATCAGGACCAACCTTCAAACCATTCCATTCAGTTTTCATTTCTCGCAAGCGATAGCGAAATCCAGAACGATCTGAATATGCCCATGCTTTTTTTCCTGTTGCATATCTAGCCATTTTTCTTAAAACTCATCTTAATTTTTTCTTCTAAATGCCCAATCATAATCCTTCTCATATATTCGGCTCTACCTAAATCAGTAAAGGAGTATTCACGAATATCGTCATTATCAACTCTTATTGAAAAATTATAAAAAGCACCAAACTTTTTAATGGTAGAAACACTTCCAGATGCCATCTTACTAGGACTAACCAGAGTTCCAAATTTTGTTTCAATAATCTTTGCCATATCAGTAACTATAGTATGTCATGCTAGGTGTTAATTTTAAAGGAGTGCTGTTGGCATCCTCGGCTGCAGCTCTTTGGAATTCTTCTTCATAAACGGATTTTAATAGTTGAACTCTCTCTGGTGCTTTCTTCATAGCTAAATAGTAAGCTAGTCCTGCTACCATACAAGGAAGAAATCTAAATGGAGTGTCAGTAGTATTAACTAAAGCGTCTGCATCTTGGATACGACTTACATAATAATAAACAAGAGTATAAGTAGCATTCGGTGTTGCCCACAAAGTTATTGTAGGAGTAACTTGTCTATCAAAAAAGTATTGACTTGGTTGTCCGGTGGTTGATTTATTAGGAATAGTTAAATACTCACTTCGACTCATTTGAGTTAAAGTAAAATCTGTACCACTACTATTTCTTAAAACAACTTCCAAGAGATCGACATGAGTAGCATCGAAAGAATAAGTTGCCGTACCCGAAGTAATAGATTTAGTGTCTTGTGTGACTGTCCACATATTCAAGCCTCTGTTTGCCCAATCAGCAAACATGAGATTCAAAGAACGTCTAGCAGTCTTTGCATCATAGCCAGTTCGCATCTCCAAACCACAACGCTCATAAGCCTCTTCTATTATTTCACCGACATCTAAGTCGAAATCTCTTGAATTTGATGTTGCCATTTACTTTTTCTTTTTAATAGGTTTCTTTTTTAAAGAAGAAGGCTTATTCATTAATTTTAAAAATTCTTTTCCTCTAACTGCTTTTTTTAAATTTTTATTTAAATCGTTAGATCCTCCAACATTTTTTTTAACAACTGTTTTCTTCTTCTTAGTTTTAGTTTTAGCGATGTCCATTCCACCACCACCAGCTTTATCTTTTTTCTTGTTTGTATTTTTATAATTCTCTGAAATAAATATTGGCATTATGTTTTCCTTCTTTTAAGTGATTTAACTCTTCTAGGCTTACCTGCTGGTTGACCTAATTTATTCTTCTGATTTATTCTACTACGTTTTTCAGCAGAAGTCATCTCCGAAGACGTTTTCGGAGTTTTCTTAGATACTCTTTTAGTTGGACGACAATAAGGTGTACCCCTCTTTTCACCCTTTTTACGACCACACGCTTTGCCCGTTTTAACATCTTTCCAATCCTCCTTAAACCATCTCTTTAAGGCTAGACCTGCTTTTGTCTTTCTTACTGCCATTATCTATACTTTGTGACCTTACGTCTTTCATTTAAGACTTGTCCACAACCTCTTGCAACATTTTTCTTATTTGATTTTCTTTTTGTAAAAGCTTTACCGTTTTTAGCAGTAATTACTCCACCATCTGCTTTTTTCTTGGTCTTATTTCCATAGTTAGCAGCACCTACCTTACGGCATTTTGCGATGGCTCCTCCAGCATAAGCACTTGGAAAAACTTTAAATTTTGCTTTTACTTTGCGATAACATGCGTCTTTTGGCACTTCTTAACTCCTCTAATCCACTAACTTTATAACAAGTACAAGTCCATTTTTTCTTTCCACATTTTAAACAGTACTTAACAGGACTTCCTCTGAATATTTTTTGTTTTTCGTTTTCTTTTTGGTCGTTTTTTATTTCCACTTGAAACCGACTTTGCTATTTGTTTGCTCATCGAGCCTCTCGACATAACCATCTTGCTTTCTCCTAATAAAATCTTCCCATAGAGGTTTTATCATCTTGTGATTTTCGGATACTTTTTCTGCCATAATAGCTGTTCTTTTATCAACCTCAATCAAAGTTGATATAGACCATCCGATAGCACCTGCAAATAAAATTATCATTACACCAGTTGAAATCTCTTTAGTGTTCATTAGCACTTCCACCTTCTTCTAGCTTGTCTTAACCTACTATTAGGATTCTTTGCAGCTTTAGGAAATTGTTTCATTTGACCAGCTGATCGTGCACAATATGACTTACGTCTCTTTGCAGCGGTGCTACCTTTTTTTACTTTACCAGTAACAGCCGTTTTTAGTTTACTTCCAGGGTTGTCTCTACGATATTTTTCAACACCCTTTTTAGTCATTCCAGCACCAGATTTGGTGGGACGCTTTTGCCCACCACCTATGGTGTGTCCCTTCATAGTACCTTTTTTCTTTTTCTCAGCCATATTAAAAGCCTATGCGTGAAAGTAACTCATCATGTCTACTGTAGTATTAGTCCACACGATATATAAACCACTGCCAAATACAACGCCATTTTGTGGTATTGTATTATCTATTGTAGTATTATCTGTACCAAGTGTTCTAGCTTTAAATAAAGCAGATCCACTATTATTAGGATCACCATCAAAGAACTCAACAACGCCAGCAGTTCCACCAGAAACTATAGAATAACCTTTTAATCTGGTTCTTTCTACATTAACTACTTCTGCGGCAGAAGTTGTGGTTCCTGCTACAACGGTTCCCGCTGGATCACCAACGGCAGTAATACTCGCAATTGTTCTAAAGAAATTTGTACTTGTAGCAGTTGCTGAATTACCACCTGTAAGAGACTCTGTTATAGCATCTCCATTAATACCAGTTCCTACAATAGTAAAAGATATACCTGAATCATCTCCTCCTGAAGTAATTTCTATTTTTCTTGCTGCTCCTGCTAAAGCTATAGCATTACCAGAGTGTAAAGCACCACCTATTACTAAAGCGGCATTATTGGCTACTTGTGCTGATGCAGAAATACCATCTGGATCTGCAGCTATCTCGTCAGTTATAAAGGCAACTTTTACGTCTGATTTACCACCCGACATACTCATATTAATCTCCTTCTAAAAGATGGGGGTATAAAACCCCCAAATATTAAGCTTCGTAGCCCATCAATTCAATGAATAACTTACCTGCTGTGTAATCTGCATCTGTTGCAGCACCAGTTGTTAAGTATAAGAATTGATCTGCGGCTGGAACAGCTGCAAAGAAAACCTTGCTTCCTAATGTTGCATCACCTGCGTTGACTAACAATGTCTCTGTTAAATCACCGATAGCTCCGTCTTCAACACCAGTACCTTCTGTTGCAGAGTGTACGTTAATGTCTGGATCGCCACCAGCTGGTGCTTCAAAACATTCCATGCTACCAGTTAAGATAGTTCCGTTTTGTGCAGCAGTTATCTGACCAATGTGACAAACCAATGCAGTTCCATTAACACCGATGATGTCAGAACCACCAGTTGATCTTAAACCAGTTAAGTCAATTAGAATTCTTGTTGTGATTATACCACCAACTCTTTGAACAGCAGTTCTATATATAGTTCCAGAACCAGTTGTAATACCTGTTCCTGCTTCTACAGAAAGTGTGTTCGCATCAAATGATGATACACCACTTGAGTTAATGCTTGATTGTGTAGTAATTGCTCCAGTTGTAGCGTCTTTACTTATTGTAGTAAATCCACCTTCTGATCGGACTGGACCCGAGAAAGTTGTATTAGCCATATCAATCTCCTTGTCTTGGCAAATGTCAGTCAGTTTATCCGACTGTCAAGGTTTAGTCTATTATACACAAAAAAGGGCAGTATGTAACTGCCCTTCTCTGAGAAAATATTTATTAAGCTTACGCTCCTGGTGAACCAAACACGGCACGAGGATCAGAGAAACCAAAAGAATATCTTTCTCTTGCTTTATATCTCATGTTTCCTGTCTCGAAGTCTGGATCCATCGCAGTAGCTAAAGACATTCTTTCGAAGTGCTTTAGACCATTTGGTGCATCTGTCTTAATGAAGAAAGCATCTGTATCAGTCAAGAAGTCATTGACCACATAACCATTTGGTAACATGCCCATTGACTGTACAGCGTTGACATCGTTGTCTGCTGTTCCTGGTCTCATATTAGAAGCCATCAATCTTTCTGCTACAAATTGTAACTGACGAGGGATAATTAACTTCATGCCTCTTAAAGCAATGATTAATCCTCTCTCATCTGTAAAACCTGCAATATTGATTAATGCATCTTCTAAAGATGTTTCGTTAAGATCTGCCGCTGAAACATTGTCTAGAGTTCCACCATTTGTTAATGGGTGATCTGCTACACATAATGCTTTTCCGTCACCACCAGTTACGCCAGTGTCGAATGCACTATTTAATACTCCTGCT